AGCTGGGTCAACATTGATTATATGTTTGATCTTGTTCGTGATTACATAGACGAAGCCGACTACCATTGGTCAGATCATGGAGACTGATGCGATGGACAAAAGCCGTATAAAAGAATTCTTTATTCTTCTGCGTCACTCACCTGAGTATTTGTATGCGCTGGTGATAGTGACTTTCTTTTCTATTGGTACTATAATCGGGCAGTATCTTAAAGACGGAGGATACCTATGAGCATTGATGATGTAACACCACAAGAATGGGATAGTGTTTCAAAAAGTAAAACAGTTTATGGAAAACTTTATCACCCGGAAGATAAGCATGATGTGGTAAATAAACCAGATCATTATAACAAGGGAGCGATTGAAGCTATCGAAGCAATCAGTGCTTCAATGCACCCACAAGAATTCAAGGGTTATCTCAAAGGCAACTGCCTCAAATACCTTTGGAGGTACGAGTACAAGAACGGTGTAGAAGATCTGAAGAAAGCACAGGTCTATTTAGGCTGGTTAATCAAGGAGTTAGAGGGGGGTTGACATCTGCCTCGATCCATGCTAAAATCAACCTTTAAAGTCTTTTGACTTGGAGATACAAATTGAAAATCATACAAGGAAACTTTGATAAAAGTAATAAAAAAACTTTAAGTGATAAAGTCTTAGAAGGTCTTCAAAATCTTAGAGATCAATCAAACGATGAAGAAATTAGATACCCCTTTATTCTTATTGTTGACACTGGTGAGGAGTTGAAGGTAGTATCTGATGTAGAGATGGAAAAGTTTAATCTTTTATTAGACTTAGTAAAGCATACCATTCTCACAGGAGATTATTAATAATGTCTGATTATGATATTGAAGATACTTTATGCAAGGCTTTTGTCTTGACGTTGGGTAGTGGTATGCCCAACTACAGAACAGTGAGCGATATGATTGGTTGGATCAAGCGACAAGCCCAACTAGAGGGTGAGCGTCTGACCGAAGATTATATCTATGGCTGTATCCCGTTGTACATTAACTTTCTTTTTAATAAAGCTTAGGAGAAAATATACTATGGCTATTGTTGATGGCGTAGCAATGTGGGCATCCGTTACCACACCCAACACAACGTACACTCCGGTGTATACCGTGAACCTGATAGTATCTGATGACGTTGCTAATGACTTCCGCTCACGCGGGTTTAAGGTCAAGGACATGGAAGAGGGGCCAGCCCTTGTTATCAAGCGCAAAGTTACTGGTAAGAATGGTCAGCCTAACTCCGCACCCAAACTGATGGATCGCAATAAAGCGCCTCTGAATACCAGCGTAGGTAATGGCTCCAAGGTGCGAGTGCAGTACAAGGAGTGGGAGTCAACTTGGAATGGTACTGTCTATCGTGGCTTGGACTTTCAAGCTATGCAAGTGCTAGAGCTTGTTGAATATGCCAGCCCTGATGGTGCTGAGTTTGAGGCGCTGGATGATGGCGATGCTGGGAGTGAGTTCTGATGTGGAGATATACCCACGAAGATAAAACCTATGATGTAGAAAAGATCTCTCCAGAGGGTCAGGCGACATTTATGCTGATCGCTGATGTTCAAAAGAGAATTGAAGATCTTGAAACAAACATGACCATCAATCAGGCGGCGGCAGTTGCATTGCACCAGAAGATGCAACAGCTTCTTGTTGACGAGGCAATCGTAGAGGACAATGAAACGGAGGACTAAACAATGGGCGACTTTGTGGAGTACCACAAGCCCTGTCCTGAATGTGGAGGCAGTGATCCTGTCTCCATAAATTCAGATGGCACTGCTAAATGTTTTAGTTGTGGAACCTTTTTCAAGGACTATGAATCTGCAATAGGAGGCAACGTGGCAGACTTTAATAGCTTCAAAAGATCAAACGACAACGCACCCTTCTCTCAAAATCAAACCTTCTATCACGCATTAACAGACCGTTCAATCTCACTAGAGACTGCAAAGAAATACGGAGTTCGCTCAGTCAAAGACGAGTCGGGCAAGATCATTGAACACCACTACCCTGCGTACATAAACAATGAAGAAGTCGCTACTAAAATCCGTAGAGAAAATAAAGTATTTAATTGGGTCGGTTCTGCCAAGGGAACTGGCCTTTTTGGTCAGCAAATTGCACAGGCGGGCGGCAAATATATTACGGTCACTGAAGGTGAGTGTGATGCTATGGCGGCATACGAACTTTTGGGGAGTAAATGGCCGGTTGTATCTGTTAAGAATGGAGCGCAAGGTGCAGTCAAAGATATTCAAGAAAATCTTGAATTCCTTGAATCGTTTGATACGGTGGTTATTTCTTTCGACAACGACAAGCCCGGAAGAGAAGCCTCAAAGAAAGTGGCGCGTATTATCAAGCCCGGAAAGGCGAAGATACTTACGCTTCCTACCGACTTCAAAGACCCTAACGAAATGCTCAAGCTGGGTCATCACAAAGCTTACGTTACTGCATGGTGGGCTTCAAAACTTTACACGCCGTCTGGGATTCTAAATGTCAGTGAAGAGCGTGAGAACTATAAGAAGCGGGAGCGAAAAGAATCCGTTGCCTACCCGTGGCAGGGACTAAACGAAAAGCTTGAGGGCTTGCGGCAGGGTGAGCTAATCACACTGACAGGCGGCACAGGCTTAGGTAAATCTAGTGTTACTCGTGAGCTTGAACACTGGCTCATCACCAACACCAACGACAAGGTAGGCGTCATTGCTCTTGAAGAGGACTGGCGTAGGACTGTTGATGGTATCTTATCTATTGAGGCTAATGCTCGCCTGCACATTGATAGCGTCAGAGCTAAGTACAGTGAGGAAGAAATAGATAATTTCTTCAATGTTCTTTATGACGGGCAGAACAAGAACCGCGTCTTTGTCCATGCCCATCTTGGGATGAACGATGTTGATAGTGTGTTTTCTAAACTGCGCTTCATGGCAATGGGCCTTGAGTGTAAGTGGATAGTTTTTGACCACTTGCATATGCTCTTGTCCATGACAACGGACGGTGATGAACGCCGCAATATAGATTCTATAATGCACAACTTCAGAACGCTGGTGGAAGAGACGGGCGTGGGCCTCATACTTGTGTCGCACCTCAGAAGGATTGATGGCAATCGCGGTCACGAGAATGGTATTGAGACAGGACTCAACCATCTACGTGGCTCACAGAGTATCGCTCAGTTGTCAGACTGTGTGATATCTTTGGAGCGTAACCAGCAATCAGAAGATCCCATTGAAGCCAGCACCACACGAGTCCGTGTACTCAAGTCCAGATACACGGGCGATGTCGGTTTAGCGACACACTTGTTTTACGACAAGGACAGTGGTAGGCTCAGTGAGATATCAATGGAAGTAGAACAGCAAGAAGAAATAGAACTATGAAAAGTATTGTCTTTGACATAGAAGCAGACAGCCTAGAGCCTACAAAGATATGGTGTATTGCGGCTGTCGATCCTGACTCTGGAGAGACAAAGACCTTTGGGCCTACTGAGATTGTTCAGGGTTTGGCTCACCTCTCCAGTGCAGACAAACTGATAGGTCACAACATCATTGGTTATGACTTACCAGCCATCAAGAAGATACACAATATTGATCTGACTGAGAACCGCGCCATCGTAGACACGCTAGTATTGTCTCGCCTCTTTAACCCAACACGCGAGGGTGGGCACAGCCTTGAGTCTTGGGGCTATCGCATTGGTCTTCAGAAAATAGATCACAAAGAGTTTGGCGAGTACTCTCCAGAGATGCTGAACTACTGTCGCAACGATGCAGTACTCAACGCCAAGATGTTTAATAATCTTAAAGCAGAATCACGGGGCTTCAGCCGACAGTCTGTAGTGCTAGAACATGAAGCACTAAAGATTATTGCAGATCAAAGAGAGCATGGTTTTCTTCTGAATGTACAGGCCGCAACACTGCTTGTCGCTGAACTGACTGATCGCCTCAAGGAAGTAGAACGTGAGGTGCAGAAGACCTTCAGACCTAAGCAACTAAAAACTATTCTTCTACCACACTTTACCAAGACAGGCGCACTATCTAAGATGGGCCTCATCCAAGGCTCAGAAAAGAAAAGCCGCTTGACTCAAGAGGAATATGAAGAGATTGCAATAAAGCGTAAGGCTGTACGTATTGAAGAAACTCCTTTCAACCTTGGATCACGTAAACAGATTGGTGAGTATCTGATTGATTTTGGTTGGAAGCCCAAGCGGTTCACACCCACAGGTCAGCCAATCGTTGATGAGTCTACGCTCAGTAAGATTAAAGATATTCCAGAGGCCACACTGATTGCTGAGTACCTTCTGCTTCAGAAGCGAATAGCACAGGTGTCCTCTTGGCTTGAGGCTTGTCACGACGATGATCGTGTTCGCGGTTTTGTTAATCCAAACGGAACTATCACAGGTCGCATGACACACAACAGCCCCAACATGGCACAGGTTCCCAACCTCTCAGCGCCCTACGGCAAAGAGTGTCGGGCCTGTTGGACTGTGGCAGACGGCTACAAGCTGGTTGGTATTGACGCCAGCGGCCTTGAGTTGCGTATGCTTGCACACTACATGAAGGATGAGGGGTTCAAAGATGAAATATTGCACGGAGACATACACTCAGCTAACCAAAGACTTGCAGGGCTTGAATCAAGAAATCAGGCAAAGACATTTATCTATGCACTCTTATACGGAGCAGGAGATGAAAAACTTGGCAGTGTGGTTGGAGGAAACAAAAGAGATGGTGCGGAACTTAGAAAGCGTTTCTTCGATAATCTCCCTGCATTTAAACATCTTAAAGACTCAGTTGGACGAGCGGCTTCAAAAGGTTTCTTGAAAGGGCTAGATGGTCGCAAGCTATATGTCCGATCTGAACACGCCGCACTGAACACATTACTTCAAAGTGCTGGCGCTATCATCATGAAGCAGGCGATGATAAATCTTAATCAGCTAATCAAGCTCAACACACTGGACGCACACTTTGTTTGTAACGTGCATGATGAGTGGCAGTTAGAGGTAAAAGAAGCTGTGGCTGATGCAACAGGAATGCTGGGGGTTGATGCAATAAAGCAGTCGGGTGAGGAGCTAGAATTATTCTGCCCTCTTGATGGTGAGTACAAAATAGGAGATAACTGGAGTGAAACACACTGAAGAATATAAGTGGCATTATCACCGCACAAACTCTAAAGGTAAAAAAATATTCAGACATTACACACAAGAAGATATAGAAGATGTTGTAGATTATTTAGATGAGCGTGGCTTTTATTATGAGATCGCTGGGGGCGGTATGTTGTGGATTACCAATAAAAACAATGATACGTTTTCATATTATTGGACTACAGGAAAATGGTCTACCTATAAAAATAATAGAAAAAAACATTATCAGGCTATGGGTATAAAAGATTTTTTAGATAGGTATATTGATAATGATGAATATCTAAAGGAACAAGAAGCTACATATCAAAATGCAGTAGAGGCTAAAGCAAAAGAAGATGAAAAAATAGAGCAACATATTTTAAATATTTTGGAAGAACGGGGAGAACTGGGCCTAACCTCAAGACAACTAAAAGATGACCATGCTGGAGAGTGGGGCGAAGAAAGGGTAGGCTGGATTCCCAGACAGCTTGAGCTAAAAGGACTTATATTTTATAGAGGTGATAAGATAGGAAGAGCTAGAGTTATGCGGCTTACAAAATACAAGGAAGAAAAAAATGAAAATACAGCACGAGCCTAACAGAGTCGGTGACTTAGCAGAACACTATGCCGTTACATGGTTATGGGACAATGGCTATCATGTGTTCAAGAACTGTGGATGCACAGGGCCAGTGGACATTGTTGCCATGAACCCAGAAGGTGAGATTACTTTGATAGATGTAAAGTCTTATAAAGACGGTAGGCTTTCTGCAAAGACTCCACTTCAGAAAGAGCTTGGTGTACAATACTTACACTACAATTCAAAGACACGGAAGTGTCGATTCGTAAGGCATAGGAAATGAAACTTGACACATTAATTGACGATATTTATGGACAGCTTTCAGAGCTATCCGAAGGCCGTGAATTTAATTTAAGTGATGAAGATCTGGACTTCACGCTGGCCCGTATCAAGGACTCGCTTCTAGCTTGGGCTAGGCCATCAGAAAGAAACTCAGAGTTCTCTCTGCGTATGTCTAATGTTGGTCGCCCCGCTCGACAGCTTTGGTACGAACAGCACCGTGAGTCTGAGCCGTCAGTACCCCCACCATACCTACAAATAAAATTTCTTTATGGTCATCTCCTAGAAGAGATCCTGCTTATGCTTGTCAGGGCTTCAGGTCATGAAGTCACTGACGAACAGAAAGAGGTTACTGTTAAGGGCGTGAAGGGACACATTGATTGCAAGATTGATGGAGAAGTGGTTGATATTAAGACCGCATCTAAGTTCTCGTTCAATAAGTTTCGTGAGGGACGGCTACGAGAAGATGATCCTTTCGGATATATGTCACAGCTTGCAGGCTACGAGGAGGCTGAGAAGTCCTCTGAGGGCGGCTTTCTTGTAATCAATAAAGAGAGCGGCGAGTTGTGTTTATATCGCCCAGAGGAGCTTGACAAGCCTAGTATCAACACTCAGATACAGGATGTGAAGAAAGCCCTGAAGATGGCTACTCCACCTCCACGCTGTTATGAGTCTGTACCGGAGGGGAAGAAAGGCAACATGAAACTGCATCGTAATTGTACGTATTGTCCGTACAAGTTTGAGTGCTACAAAGATGCAAACAATGGGCAGGGTTTGAGAGTATTCAAATATTCTCATGGGCCAACTTACCTAACTCATGTCGAAGTTGCACCAAGAGTCGAGGAGGTTGTGTGAACCGGAAGACAATGAAGAAGATCAACAGACAGGTTAGGATTATTTCTGTTGAGTGGTTGCAAAGTATCATGCCTGAAGGAGAAGCAGATAAAATAAATCTGAAAAACTTTAGGCAGTATCTAAACCAAACATCTCATTACTTTAAAGATAAGCAGTTCTTTAACTCTGCTTTTACTGAAAGGTGGACAAGGAATAAACTGAAAGATTTTTATAACAAAAATCCATATAAACCCATTGACAGCTATACCGTTGCCGATTTAAAATGAAAGCTTTAAGCTTGGAGGCGTTGGTGTTTTATTGCGCCAAGCAATTAGCAGAAGAAGAAACAATAGATGAAGACTTATTGTTTGAGTTATATGTTATATTAAAGATTCATTTTGAAGGGATACCTACAATACATTGAAGCCTAAAATAAAAAAAGGATACAGGAAGGCTCGCGTTAAGCGGCCCATCGAAAAAGCACCTGTTCGTGGATACGATTCTAATTGGGAGTATGAGCTTCACTCAGGCATCTTAAACGAATGGAAGATTCATTCTGAACAAGCCGCCTATATTGTTGAACACACCTATCATCCAGACTTTATCCGTGAGATAGAGGGCAGAAAGATCTATCTAGAGGCGAAGGGCCGCTTCTGGGATCACAATGAATACAACAAATATGTTTGGATAGCTAAGGCCCTTCCAAAAGATATTGAGTTGGTGTTCTTGTTTGCTGATCCCAATGCACCTATGCCCCAAGCAAAGCGCAGGAAGGATGGCACAAAGCGTAACCATGCTGAGTGGGCTTCTTCCAAAGGGTTTCGTTGGTTTTCTGAAGATAGCATCCCAGCCTCTTGGATAGATGCTTCAAAAAGAGAGAGCCTAAGCGATGATGAATGACCGTAAGCGAGAGAGATTAGAAAAATTCAGTCGCCATAAAAGAAAAAAGCATGAGGAAAAAGATGAAGCCCGATTGAAACCGCTAAAGAAAAGAAACAAATACAAATTAAATATTAATGACCTAAATGTTATTGATGATATGGAATGAAAACACCCTGTATTTCTGTATGTAAAACAGAGAATGATGTTTGTGTTGGTTGTCATCGGACACTAGCAGAAATTATTTTCTGGTCTAATTACACTGATGATGAACGTGATATTATAATGAGGAGAATTATTATGAGTGAAGCAAGCCTTGCTAAAATTAATGAACGTCTTGAGGTCTATCGTTATTCAAATGGCTATATGGTAGAGATTTCTGGGCGCTCTGAAGATGGTGATTGGGCCAGCAAGAAAATGATTTTTGCTACGGCTGACGAAGCCTATGACTT